AGCTAAGTCACGAACGATAAAAGAACCTATAGTCCAACCTTCTAAAGATAAAACTAGTAAAGTAAAAGCTACAAAGTTTGTCGAAACGGTTTTCCCGAAATCCCCCGGTCTACCGGGGGCGTCTTTGATGTCTTCGGACAATATATCCATTGGACCAACCCTGAACAAGTTGGGAAACATGCTTATAAAATCGGAAGATCCGAGATTAAATTTCTCGAAAGTCAGCCCGTCAAACCAACAACTTTCTATTTGAAAGCTTTAGAAAAACGACCTCAGCTAAACAACTTTAAATTTCCAGAAAGATCTAGTCATATTGAATTAAACTCATTTATTAATCAATCAAACCAACGTAGAATTGTAGAAAAACCTAAAGTAGATTTTAATTTTATTCATAATTTAATAGTTTCTAAATACAAGAAAATAAAGGTACCCTCTTGTTTTATTAATATTTCAAGAGAAAGTTTAACAAAGTACATCAAAAATTTGTATTCCTATGTTAAACCAGAAGCCAGTCCTGGTGTACCTTACGCTCACATACATCCGCAAAATTCAGGAGTTATTTCTTATTTATCAGATGCTCTCACTGACCTTATTGTTGATCGAGTGTATAAGATTTTAAGCTTTTCACTCGAAGAAATTGACAATTTTTCAAACCAAGATCTCATTAATCAAGGTTTGAGGGATCCAGTCCGTATGTTCGTTAAGAATGAGCCTCACAAGATAGAAAAGATCAATAACCGTGAACGTTTAATTATGTCAGTTTCAATCGTTGATAAAATGATTGAAGCACTTGTATCTATGAAACTAAATAAAGAGGAGATATATAATTGGAGATCAATACCGTCAAAACCAGGAATGGGGTTTTCATTCGAAGATAATCAAGCTATATATGATGATGTTTTTAATCGTGATTGTGAAATTTGTCAAACAGACTGTCGTAGTTTCGATTGGTCAGTTTGTGAATGGATGCAGAGAGAAGAATACGATCTACGAATTCTACTCACTGAAGATGCTACACCCGAATATATTCATTTAACGAAAGCCATTGCTTCAATGGCCTGTAAATCAACTTATCAATTATCTAATGGTGATTTATTAGTTACTGATATACCAGGATTAGTAGACTCTGGCCGATTAAACACGTCTTCATCAAACAGTCGAATACGCGTTATGTGCGCTTACATTGTGCAATATCTTAGTGGAATAAGAGACTTTGATGACTTTTATTGCATAGCAATGGGTGATGATAGCGTGGAAAGATATGTAGATGATGCTATACAAAAATATCATTCACTTGGATTGAACATTAAAGAATTTGAAAAAGTTGCTGATTCTTTCGAGTTTTGTTCTAGACATTATGAAC